GACCACAAATACAAAGCCTTAGAACATAAAGAACGAAAATTTTTAATCCAAAAACTAGCTATGTCCATAGACAAGGCAATTGCTGGAGTATTGGAAAAGTTCACTCCTACACCTCTTGGACAACTTCAAGAAGAAGCGCCACCGGGAATGGAAGACAAAGTAAAGGCGTTGAAGAAAAAACTCTGCGACGGAAAAGATGATTGCCCCCAAGCATTTAAAATAGCATGGGCGGAATATAACGAAAAGAAGTGATTGTACTAAAAAAAATCTGGGCATTTCTCAAAACTCATTGGTATATCCCAGTGATTATTGTTATTGCAATTATTTTTAGAAGCAAAAATGCCAGCTTATTAAAGATTGTTGATGCTCAAAAAAAATCCTATGACAAACAAAAAGCTGCAATTGAAAACGCAGAAAAAGAAAAACAAGAAGCAAGAGTTCGTATTGAAGAAGAATATGAAAAAGCAACTCAAAAAGTTGAACTGGAGTATGCTAAAATGAATAAAGAGATTAGCAACCGACAAAAAGATATTATCAAAAAAACTGTTAAAAAATTTCATTCTGAGCCTGATGCTTTAGCCAAAGAGCTTTCAAAAAAATTTGGAATTCGATATGTCCCTAATAAAAACAATTAGCTTAATCACATTTCTCAATATTTTTATTTGTTCTGCATCCTTCGCGCAAACAACTACGAGTACAGCGGGTAAATTCACAATCTTAAATAAAGGATCCGTCGCGCCATTCGAAGGAACACTTTTTGACCCAGTTGCTACTGCTAAAATATTGGCTGAAAAAGAAATGCAACGACAACGCTGTGATGCTAAATCAAAATATGAAAAAGATTTACTCAATGCCACTTGCAAAAGAGAAATAGATTTATTAAATTCGGCACTCGAAATCGAGAAAAGAAAAAACAATTTAATTGTAAGCGCCCAGCAAGAAGAAATAGAAACTCTTAGAAAATTAGCCAAGGGCTCAGATAATACTTTATGGACAGTGATTGGATTTGTAGCTGGTGCAACGACTTCAATTGTTATATTCTTTGCGGCAGTAGAGATAGCCAAGTGAAAGATCCTGATCATCTCATTAAAGTCGAGAAAGCTATTCAAGAAAAATATGGTGATGAAACAATCCAGAATCCCAAAGTAACTTGGAACCAAGAAAAAGAAAAGAAATATCTTGAGCAAATAAAAAAGATATACAGAAATACCAAACCCAAAGAGAAGATTGAAGTGGATGGCGTTTTTGTGCCTAAGAAACTATTTACAAAAGAATCAAAGCGCACTTGTCCTGTTTGTAAAATTTATTCTTTTGAAATGAAAGATGATTTATACATGGCAAAGTTTAAGTGTTGCTTCGTGTGTTATGTTCAATACGTTGAGGGAAGAGAAAAGAAATGGCTAAATCAGTTAAACTCACCAGAGAAGAATTAGAAAAAATTATCACTGAAGAATTAGGTAATATCGATGAGGGACTCCTTTCGCGTATGATGGCTAAAATGAGTGCCACAGGTTCAGGTGCAAAAGCTAGTGTTGGAAACATCGCGAAAAAAGTTTTGAATGTTGGGCTTCGTGCTTTTGATGCGCCCGAATTAAAGATGCTTGACCCCAAAGCTGTAAAACAAATGACAGTTTTGGCAAAGCGTATGACTTCTGCTGGTGAGCAGGTATCCAAAGTGTATAAAGATATTCAAAGGGATTTTGAGAAACTTTCGAAAGGAGTACAGCCGGAAGTTTTTAAAGCAGCCTCGGAAATTATTAAGCCAGCATTAGATCAAGCAAAAGAAGCGAGCGCGACCATGATGGGTGTTGGTGCAACATTTAAAAAAGCTATTCCTACTCATTCGGCTAAGGGTGGTCAAGAAGCTCCCCAAGGGGCTGGTGCTCCGGCAATGGCAGAATCTAAAGAACGTCGAAAAAGCGTTAAAATAAAAATCTTAAAGGAAAATAAAAAATAATGGCAACCGTATTAGAAATTATTCAAGGAATTCAGCAAGCCGCTTCAAATGCTTACGATGGAGCTTTAGACGAAAAGGGTGAACCGCTCGCGGTTGGTCTTATGCGAGAAGAAGGTCATCCAATTTTAGATAAGCGCGTGATGGATGGATTCAATGTTTGCTTTAAGGGCAACCAGCTTAAACTAAAGTATCAAGGCGAAATAACTTTGAAAGAATTTCACAAGGGAGACTTTGAAGGCGACATCGTTTCTCGCCTTGGAGACATCGCATCTTTCCTAAAAAAAGAATATAAAAAGATTACAGGTAGCGGCTTGACTTTAACTAAAGTAAAGGATAGTGAGCCGCAAATTTTAGTTCAATCCGTTAGCAAGATTCGTTCATGGGTTCAAGCGCAGCAAGATTATGTTATCGGAGGCATCCCCGAAGAACCAGAAATGGGAACAACCGTTGAAGAACGTTTAGATGATTCAATCAAAAAATGGCTTGGAATGGGCAAAGATAAATTTCCCAAGACTAAGAATCCAGAAAATGTAAAAGGGAAACGGGATCTTGAACCCAGAGACTAATTACAATGTATGTCTCAATACCTTTCCAAAAAAGAACTTGTTAAAGAAATCGTCAAGTGCGGCAAAGACCCAGTTTATTTTATAGACAATTATTGTAAGATTGCCCACCCTACTCGTGGACAGATTCCGTTTAAGACTTGGGATTTTCAACAAGACCTTCTACAAAAATTTAATGATTATCGAAATAATATCATTTTGAAATCTCGGCAAATGGGAATTTCAACAATTACCGCTGCGTATGTTTCGTGGATGTTGTTATTTCATCGTGATAAAAATATTCTTGTAATAGCAACTAAATTTAGTACAGCGTCAAATCTTGTTAAAAAAGTTAAAGCAATGATAAAGTTGTTGCCCCCTTGGTTTGACCAAATCGCCACCATAGCAATTGATAATAGATCGTCTTTCGTTTTGAATAATGGTTCTGAAATAAAAGCATCCTCCACATCAGCAGACGCCGGTCGTTCCGAAGCATTGTCATTATTGGTTATTGATGAAGCTGCGCATATCGAAGGCTTTGGCGAATTGTGGGCAGCACTACAACCTACGATGGCGGCGGGTGGTAGGTGTATTGCCCTGTCCTCTCCAAATGGTGTGGGTAACTGGTTTCATAAAACTTATATGGCATCTAAAACTGGTGAAAATGATTTTTACCCAACCATTCTCCATTGGACCCTTCACCCGGAGAGAGATCAAGATTGGTTTGAAGAAACAACTCGAAACCTTTCAAGAAGAAAAGTGGCTCAAGAGTATGAATGTAATTTCAATGCTTCCGGCGAAACAGTAATTCACCCAGACGATTTAAACAAAATGGCCGCTAGGTGTTGCGAGCCAAAACATCAAACGGGTTTTGATAGAAACTTTTGGATTTGGGAGGAATATAAACCAGAAAACAAATATTTATTAGTTGGTGATGTTTCTCGGGGAGATGGAAAAGATTATTCAGTTTTCCACATTTTTAATACAAACACCATGGTACAAGTTGCGGAATACCGAGGCAAACCTACAACTGATTTATTTTCAAAAATCTTATTCGATGCGGGAAAAGAATACGGAGAAGCAATGCTTGTTGTTGAAAATAATAACATTGGCTTTTCAGTTTTGGAAAAACTCATTGATGCTGGTTATCCAAATTTATATTATTCCACTAAAGGAACTCACGAGTATCTTGAACAATATGAAGCCGAAAATGTTTCAAACTCTGTCCCAGGTTTTACAACCTCACAAAAGACGCGACCACTCATTGTAGCCAAATTAGAAGAGTTCGTTCGTAACGAACTAATTACTATAAACTCGGCAAGAACTTATCAAGAGCTTAAAACGTTTGTTTGGAAAAATGGTAGACCAGAAGCGCAACGAAGTTATAATGATGATTTGGTTATGTCGTTAGCCATTACGTGCTGGGTTAGAGATACGGTTCTTCAAGAGAACACAAAAGACTTACATTCCCGCCGAACATTTTTAAATTCAATGGTGATTTCACATACAAAATTTAATACAACAATTCCTGGTATGACGGGCTACAAAAAAGGTGAAAGTTTTGATAGAATAAACGAAGCAAAACAAATGTATTCCGATTTTGGATGGATACTAAAAGGATAAAAAATGGCAGAACAAGGACGCAACCCAAAAAATCATCAGAACCCACTCTTTAGAGCTTTAACAAGATTATTATCGGGACCAATCGTTGACCGAAGAAAACAAAGCCCTCGACAACTAAAAAGGTGGCAGCTTAATAAATATAAATACACCTCTCCGGGTGGGTTGAGTTTTAAAAAAGAAACTTATAGCCCATTTGAAAATTTAAGAGCTGCGGCTTATCAAAACATAAACCGTAGCGAAAGATATATGGACTTCGACCAAATGGAGTACATGCCTGAAATTGCTTCAGCACTTGATATTTATGCCGATGAGATGACAGTTTCATCTCCCTTGCAAAAACTTTTACAGATTAATTGCCCTAATGAAGAAATTAAAGAAGTGTTGCACACTTTATTTTACAATGTTTTAAACATTGAATTTAATATTTTTGGTTGGTGTCGGTCGATGTGTAAATATGGAGATTTTTTTCTTTATTTAGACCTTGATGAAGACACTGGTATCAAAAGTGTTATTGGATTACCATCTGCTGAGATTGAAAGACTGGAGGGCGAAGATCCAAGAAATGCAAATTATGTCCAATTCCAATGGAACAGTGGTGGCCTGACTTTTGAAAACTGGCAAATTGCTCACTTTCGAATACTTGGAAATGATAAATATACTCCTTACGGTTCTTCGGTACTGGAAGCTTCAAGGCGTATTTGGAGACAGCTTACTTTGCTAGAGGATGCAATGATGGCTTATCGAGTAGTGCGCTCGCCCGAACGTCGTGTTTTTTACATTGATGTTGGCGGAATACCTGAAAAAGAAATTGAACAACATATGCAAAGAATTGTAACGCAGATGAAACGAAATCAAGTTATCGACTCTGCAACTGGACGAGTTGACTTACGCTACAATGCAATGAGCATTGACGAAGATTATTTTATTCCTGTGCGTGGTGGTTCTTCTAATACCAGGGTTGAATCTTTACCGGGTGGCACTTATACTGGTGATGTTGATGATGTGAAGTATCTTCGTGATAAGTTATTCTCTGCATTGAAAGTTCCTCCATCTTATCTCACCCAAGCCGAAGAAGGTGGTGAGGAAAAAACAACACTAGCGCAAAAGGATGTTCGCTTTGCTCGGACAATTCAGAGATTACAACGGAGTGTAACATCAGAATTAGAAAAGCTAGCTGTTATTCATTTATACACTATTGGCTATACGGGAAAGGATTTATTATCTTTTAAGCTTCACCTCAATAGCCCATCAAAAATTGCAGAACTTCAAGAACTCGAACATTGGCGAACAAAGTTTGAAATTGCAGGCGGCGCAACTGAGGGATACTTCAGCAAGAGATGGGTTGCAAAAAATCTTCTTAATCTTTCTGATGAAGAAATTATACGCAACCAACGTGAAATGTTTTATGATAAAAAGTTTGAAGCTGCACTTGAGGCGTCGGCGGAAGAAGATGCGGCTGCTGAAGGAGGCGAAGAAGGTGGTGGCGAAATGGATATGGGCGGCGACGAAGGTGGCGACGAAATGGATATGGGCGGCGAAGAAGAAGGTGGTGGCGAAGAAGAAACACTATTGGCTGAACCCGGTAAACGAAACGACATGAAATGGCGGACGCAAAATCCGCAACCGCACCGCACCCCTGGTTCAAAGGGGAAGGCATATATTCCAGAAAAACATGACGACCGAAAAACTTCAGGTCCAAGAATAAAAAATATGATGGGTAAAGTTAATATGGAAAAAGCCAGCAACACCAAAAGAAATGTTTTTCCTGGTATGGAAGGGTTCGATCGAATTTGGAAAGGAATAAATGAAGACCAAGAGACTAATTATAAATTGGAGGCTCAAGAAGAATTAAAGATATTGGAAAACAATATTGAAATTAAAAAAATTATTGAAAACTTAGACAAGCGGGAAAACAAAAATAATGGCAAAGTTTAAACATAACAAAAAACGAAATACAGCTTTTCTGTATGAAACCCTGGTTTTGGAATTAACAAAGGCACTCTTGAGGGGTGATGAAGATTCGAAAAAGGAAATAACTATTCTAATCAAGGAATCTTTTAAATATGGAACATTATTGCATAAGGAGTTAAAACTTTATCACTCCATTACGAAAACCAAAAATGTTACTTCGTTAACCGCTGAAAAAATATTAGCAGAAGTAAAACGTGCTAGGAGTGCAATTGATAAGAAAAGTCTTTTATCCGAACAGAATAAGTTGGGCAGAAAAATTAAAAAGATTTTACCTGCTGAAACTATGACCAATTTCGTACCAAGCTATAAAACTCTGGCTACAATTTATCAAGTCTTTAATGCAGAGGTTCCTATTAGCACAAGAGTCCTTTTGGAAAATGAAATTGTAGGTGTAATGGCAGCAACTCAAAAAGAAAAAAACAAACAAAAAATGGTTCCGATTGACAATTTAGTTTACAATACGTTTGCTAAAAAATTTAATCAAGAATATTCAGATGAACTTTTGAAAGAGCAAAAGGAATTACTCGCGAAATTTGTTAGTTCTTTTTCTGATAACGGACTCCAATTAAAAACATATCTTAATGAAGAAGTTGCAAGACTTAAAGGTGAATTGAAAAAATCGTTATTGATTAAGGAATTTGTTTCTGATAAAAGTATGGCGACAAAAGCCAAGGATGTCTTATCCATCCTTGATTCATATAAAACAAAACCTCCAGGCAAAGAGATGGTGCAACAAGTAATCAAAATACAAAGTTTAGTAAGCGAGATTAAAATAGATGCCGCCCATTAAAATAAATGTAACTCCTGATGCCAAGAGTGCAAAAGAATTAGCAGAAATAGAGGAACCACAAGATCCTCAAATTTCTTTAATTGCCCGAAAAACTCTTGATGGGCAAATTATGATTATGGACCATCGTGATATTGATATTATTATTGATACGGGAAACAAAAAGATTATAACATTTCCAAAAGATGAAATGTCAGATGAAGTTTATCAAACTCAAGATAAATATTTTCATCATCTCGCAAATGAAGGTGTTATTGATAGAAGTTCAGTTCATAGTGGAAATATTTTTGCAAGCATCCAGGCGAAATATCCTGAAGCTCTAGACGAGGGGGTGAGTGCTGCCCAAATAATTTTATTATCAACCTACAAGTTTATTGAAGAAGAAAGGCCACGCTTCGAACTAGAAGAATGGTATGAAAACGAGTTGGAAGATTGGTATGCACATCCTACCGATGAAGATTCTACTGAATTAGGTGAAGTTCCTGAAGAACCCGAAAAGGGTTCTTTGGCTCCTTATGGTGTCCGACGATATTTGGGCACCGGTCCTTACGAATGAATCTTTTATATTTTGTTTTATGTTCATATGGTCTTACACAAATTTTAGTTTGTGCGAAAATTTTTGAAAAGATAAGACCCTCCCATCACTTTTTTCATTGCTCAATGTGTGTAGGGTTTCATGTCGGCTGGTTTTTGTGGGCAATAAACAGATATACAGAACTATTTACATTTGATTATTCTATAGCTACTGCATTTGTATTAGCTTGTATTAGTTCTGGGACATCATATGTGTTAAATATGATTTTTGGAGATGAGGGAATAAACTTTAAGATTTGGGGTGATGACTAATGTTGAAACGGTATAAGTTACAACCAGTTCGACGATGTAAATCGGGTTGCGAACTCGTGCGGGTTGCGCCCGCATTTTGATTGGGAGAGTATAATGAGCAATAAATATCTTTTACGGGAATACTATGAATTATGTGCTGGTGGTATCTGCCATGATTTATTGACTGAAGAAGAAAAAATTCAGGTTAAGAATGGTGCGGTTTATTTATCCGGTGTAATGCAAAGAGTGGATGAACAAAATGGCAATGGTCGTGTTTATCCCAAAAATGTATTAATGCGTGAAGTTAAAAATTACATGAAGGTTGTGAAAGAAAACCGTGCCTGTGGTGAGCTAGACCATCCAGAAGATTCAGTAGTTAATCTTAAAAATGCCTCTCACATGGTTAAAGATTTGTGGTGGGAAGGAAATGATCTTTTAGGGAAAGTTCGAGTTCTTTCCACTCCGTCTGGTAAAATCCTAGAGTCACTTATTAATGATGGAGTCAGACTTGGGATTTCTTCGCGAGCACTTGGCTCAGTTCACGAACAAGCAGGCAAAACAATTGTGGAAGATGATTTGCAACTCATTTGTTTTGATATTGTTTCAGAGCCTTCAACGCAAGGTGCGTTTATGCAACTTAGTGAATCAAAAATTAAACAACCATATTCAAAAGCAGATAGGCTAAACAGATTGCTTAACGATATTGTAGGAGAATAAAATGAAAATTTATAAAAGCCAACTTAAACAAATGATTGAAGAAGAAACTGCGCACATTATGGGAGAAGAAGCAAACCCAGGTCAATTCGAGCCCGAACGATTTCCAATGAAATTATCTGATGTAGATCCTGATGCGGCTAAAATTGCCGTAACCCATGGTCATTCAAAGTATGATAAAGACCCTGCCGATGATGAAATTAGTGTTAATAAAGCATTTGAAGCCCCCGTTAGCGATTTAAAACCATCGCAGTCGAGCATGAACATTGGTAAAGCTTTGGGTATGGCTCTTGCGATGATTATGGGGAAAGAAGGCGGAGGAATGCCCATCGGTGGAAATTTAGGTGCTTTTATTAGTCAAGATAATTTTATTATGGATGGTCATCATAGGTGGATTGCAACTGCGATGGTTGACCCCACACAGCCAATCGGTGGGATGCAAGTCGGCTTTCCTGGTAAACAGTTGATTGGAATTCTTAATGCTATGACTGCGGGGCAGTTTGGTGTTCTAAAGGGAAAGAAAGGTTCTGGTGGGTTCGATCAATTTGAAGAAGGGCCAATTAAAAAACAACTTTTGGATTTTGTAAAAGCTGGAACTCCTGGTGAATTTGGCAAAGGTCCAGACTGGGTTGCCAATGCCATTGAAAAGTTTGCTGGGGAATCCGTTGAGGGTGGTGGAGTTGATGCAGCGGTTGAAAAATTCCTCTCTAATCTTGAATCAGTCAAACCCCTGGCTGCTAACATTCTTCCTGATGCCCCTGATCGTTTAGATATGCCCGTGATTGAACCTGAGAATGCAGACGCCGCAATTAACGCTCTTGAAAAAGGTCATGTGGATGTGAACCCGCCATACTTTACGGGCGAAGAAGAAGTGGCGGCTGAGTCTAAAAATCTCATGTCAATTTCAAAAAATCGACTTAAAGAAATTATTCAAGAAGAATTGGCAAATAGAAAAAGAAAATAATGAAAAAAGATGAACTTAAAAAAGTCTTGAAACCTTTAATAAAAGAATGTATCAAGGAAGTTATTTTTGAAGAAGGAGTTTTGTCGAGCCTTATTACTGAGGTGGCGCAAGGTTTAAACAATTCCAATATTCAGACTCCGATTCGAGCTTCAACCCAGCAGCCTAAACTTGCTCCCCAAGAAAATGTTTTGGAAGCCAGGAAACAACTGAATGAGGTCAAACAAAAATTACAACAATCCGCAGGTTTGCAAGGGATTTTTGAGGGCACCCAACCTCTGAGATCTTCTAAGGGCGGTCAAGGTTCTAAGTATGGAGCGTTGCGAGATAAAGACCCTGGCGATGCCGGGGTGAATATTGAGGGATTGGTTAAAATGACGGGAGGCTGGTCGCACTTAAAATAAAATGAAAACCAGAATTAGAAAACACGAATCGTCAGAAAACTTAATTAAAAGGTTTTGCCGTAAAGTAAAAAAATCAAAAATTATCGAGGAATATATTGAAAATCAGTATTACAAAAAGCCTTCCGAAATACGACGCGAAAAATATTTTAGAAGGTTAGCTTTGTTTGAAAAATTAAAGCACAAAGAAAAACAGAAAAGAGATGATTGAAAACTAATTATGAAAAGAGGATTATAGATTATGCCAAATTATTATAGAAGTGGACTTGGAGCAGTTGGCTCTTATCAAGTTTCTGGAGTTCCGTGGATAACTGGAAGTGATGCAGGTCTTGCTAGTGGAGCTGAAGACAAAATTAGTTTCCCTACTGTTACCAAAGCCGTAACAGTTATTAATACATCCGCCAACGATATTCATGTTCATTTTAATTCTAAAACAGGAACTCACGTAAGTGGCGGACTTCATTACGTTGCTCTAAATTCAGCGAATGATACCTTCACATTCGCTATTAAATGTAAAGAAATTTATATTTCATCACCCTCTTGGGGCGGTGGGGCTGCTTCTTATACAGTCATGGCAGAACTAACCGGTATTAGTGTTAATGAAATGTTTGCTCTAACAGGTTCAGGATTAACAGATCCATAGGAAGTAATATAAATGCCACGCAGATATTTTCCTAGTATCGGCGGGAAGCTAAGTGTGCTCCCGAATACACAGTCTTACAAAATCGACACTGCTGCTGGGGGGTGGCGGTGGTGGCCTTGCTAATACATATTGCGCGGATTTCGGTGGCGGGTATCTTGAAGCCGCTACCTCGGCAGATCACTCGTATAACGGCAACACTGACCCTCCCAATCCGGGTGCCTCTATATCGTTCTCACTCTGGGTGTATCTCGGCACGACCGCAGATCAGACTTTAATCTCAAAGTTCGGTGGCGTAGACGGCTATGTGCTGGCCATAGCCGGTGATGAGCTGAACTTCTCTATCTGGGACCAACCTGTCTCATCGGACGACGGTCTTTGGTATAAAACGAACAACACACCCCTCGTCACAGGAGCATGGCAGCACATTGTCGCAATCTTTGACAACCCAAGAGCTTCGCCAGTGGGCTTGGCGCGTATCTACGTTGATGGCGTCGATACAAACGCCGTCGTTGACGCCACATACGACAGGTTCCTTGGTAATGCGTACACAGCAACAAAGTTTCGGCTCGGGTCACGCGGCGCGGGGACAGCAGGTATCGTGTATTCCGGCCTAATGGATGAAGTCTCGATCTGGTCAAAGGCTCTGACCGCAGGTGAAGTTGCGACGATTTTTGCCGCAGGCGATCCCTTCGCTGACGAACAAACCGCAGACCTGACCGGAGAGTCTGGACTTGAATCGTGGTATCGCTTTAAGGCTACCGACGACTTCACAGGCACGGCAGGCGGCATTGAGGATGAGCTAGGCAATTCGGATTTGACAGCGGGTGGCACGGTAACGTCGGCGGCGGTGTAACAGCAGCCTCCCCGCTTCAGCATTGGTGGAAAATGAACTATTTATAGGAAGTTTAATTGTAAGAATTGTAGAATGGATAGCCAAAGCCCATCCATGTAAGAATTTATAGTATTTTACTAAAGTTACGGACTATTTATTTGAGAGAAATAATATCTTAGGAGATTTAAATGTCGTCATCTATGTTAGAACAAGCGGTAATTGATGCTCAAGCACTGAAAGAAGCTGCAATTAAGAACGCAGAGCAAGAAGTTCTTGGAAAATATGCAGGTGAAATTAAGGAAGCAGTAGATTCCCTTCTTGAACAAGAAGAAGATCCTTTTGCTGAAGAAGACCCTTTGTTGGGGGGTGAAGAAGGCGCGGAAGAACACGAGGATGTTGTTGACCAATTAACCGGTGCAGCAGTCGATGGCGAAAGACTTTGCCCGTGCCCCGAAACTGATGAACCAGTTGTTTTAGATCTTGACCAACTTGTGGCGGCGGCGGGAATAGCATCAGGAGAGGGCGAAGAAGAATTTGAAGAAGAGCCTGCGCCCGAGGAAGAAGAACTTTTTGAAGTTAATAAGGATAATCTCATGGTAGCAATTTCTGAAGTCTTAACCGAAAAAGAAGATAAAGAAGACGACGACGAAAAACAAACGCCCGAAGAACGTGCGAAGGATATTAAAGGGGATGGTGAGTCAGTGAAATCTGAATTAGAAGATACACCCGAAGACGAAAAAGATGATGTCCTCGCAGCATTACGAAAAATGGATGAAGGAACAAGATTAAAAATTATTGATAAAGTTTTTGAGGATAGTGGCGAGGAAGAAGAAAGACATTATAAATCCAATCGCGAAGAAGACGAAAGACATCTTTCCGCTTTGAAAAAAGATATGGAATCTGATGACGATGCGCCCGGTGAAGATGCGAGCGAAGAAGAAAAAGAACATTACCGACGCAATCGCGAAGCCGACAAGAAGCACATCACGAACTTGGAAAAAGATAAGAGGTATGATGACGAGCACGAACCTCTTGAAGAAGCGAACCTTACTGATGAACAACTAAACGATATTCTTGAAGCGTTAACAGTTGATATTGAAAACGTTCCTTCTGGAATGTTGTTCCATACTCACCCCACTAAGGGTGAAAGTGAATACGGTCTTAATGTTGCCATCGCCAAAGAACAAGATACTGTTTATGGCGAGGAACAGGAAGAATTGCGTCAAGCAATTAAAAAGCTACAAGAGCAAAGTAAATCTCAGAAGCTTCAATTGAATAAGCAGAAAAAAGATTATAACAATCTTATGAGTGTTACGCTTAAAGCTACAGAAAAGTTAGAAGAAGTCAATTTTTCTAACGCAAAACTAATCTACACGAATCGCATATTGAAAAGCGACTCCTTGAATGAGCGACAAAAAGACAAACTTGTCGAAGCTCTTTCTAAAGTTGGTTCAGTAGAAGAAGCAAAGATTGTTTTTGATACACTGAAAGAAAATCTAACGTCGAAGGGTAGCAATGCTCCGAAGACGTTAAATGAAGCAGTGAGCAAAAATAGTCAGCTTATTTTGAAATCAAACAAGGAAAAACAACCTGCTGGTCAAAATCAAATCGATAGATTGAAAAAATTAGCAGGAATAATTTAAGGAGAAAAAAAATTATGAGTATTGTTGAAAAACTTACAGAGGGTGTCATTAATCGTGACCTCTCGCGAGAATCCAATGCCCTTCTCGATAAATGGGAAAGGACTGGACTTCTTGAAGGACTTGAAAGTGACTATAGTCGTCAGGCTATGGCATCACTTTTAGAAAATCAAGCCAAAGAACTTCTTCGTGAAGCTTCTACAATGGCACAAGGGGATGTTGAGGGCTTTGCGGCTGTCGCATTTCCAATCGTTCGTCGTGTATTCGGCGGACTGGTAGCAAATGAACTCGTTTCGGTACAGCCAATGAGCTTGCCAAGCGGTCTTATTTTCTTCCTAGACTTCACAACGGCGAATCTGAAATTAGGTTCAGAAAATTGCGAGTCAGTTTATGGTGGTGGAAAAGTTGGTTCACAAATTACTGGTGGTATTTCACTGACCGGTGATAGTGCGGAGGATAGTTTTTATAATTTGAATAACGGCTATGCTTCTCCAACGGCATCTTTTTGCCTCCCCGCTACGACGGCTGGCGAGGTTGATTCCGACATTGGTACAATTGTTGTTGCTTATGGAACCTATGGAGGTACGACACCGACTTTCGGTGGGGCTACGCCTGCGGTGAACGCTTTGGGTGGATTGTCAACTCAGGCGGATTTTGATAGGCTTTGTCGTTACGACCCTGATTTTACTTCAGGAACTACGAACGTTTGTATTATGCGTATTACGGGAAGTGGACAATGGCCGGGACAATTCAATCGAGATGATTTGGTTGCGATTACGCCGCGCACTTCCGGTGGTGCGGTTTTGGGTGCCTCGTATGGTACACAAGCTCGACGGCTTACGACTTATTCTGGCAGTCTTAGCGGACTACATCAGCCAAGTGACGGACAAGGAACTGACATTCTCCTTTTCTTCCACTCTGACTCACTCACATTGTCCACTATGTCGGGAGCCATCGCCGGAAGCGGGATGTGTATCGATATGCCAATTTCAGATAATTTCAATGCCGGTTCTTCAGTCGGTTCTGTAGTGGGTGCGCCTACTTGGGATCTTGAAGCTCTTGGTACGGATACATGTGGTACAACCAATTCTGCATCAGCAATTGCCGAAATTGATATTAAGGTGGATAGTGTTGCGATTACTGCGAATACGAAGAAACTTCGAGCGAAGTGGACTCCTGAATTGCAGCAAGACATTAATGCTTATCATAATCTTGATGCTGAAGTTGAACTTACATCAATTTTATCCGAGACTATTGCTCTTGAAATTGACCAAGAAATTCTTGAAGATCTTATTGTTGGAGCCACGGCAGGTACAATGTACTGGTCACGACTCCCCGGTAAATTCCTTAACAAGACTACTGGTTTAAGTATCAATCAAACACTCTTCCCAGATTTTACTGGGACAGTTTCTGAATGGTATGAGACTTTGCTCGAAAGAGTCAACGACGTTTCTGCACAGATTCATCGTAAGACCCTTCGTGGTGGAGCTAATTTCTTGGTGACGAGCCCTGAGATTGCTAATGTTCTTGAGTTTACAAGTGGTTTCCGCGCAAGCACTACCGCAGATGAAAACAAAGGAACGGCTGGTGCTGTCAATGTTGGAAGTATCAGTAAGAAGTGGGATGTTTATGTTGACCCGTATTTCCCACGGAACTTGATTCTTGTCGGTCGTAAGGGAAATAGTTTCCTTGAGAGTGGCTATGTATATGCACCTTATGTGCCTCTACAGACCACACCGACCATTTTTGACCCAGAGAACTTCACGCCTCGCAAGGGTGTGATGACTCGATACGGTAAGAAGATGGTTCGACCCGATATGTACGGTCTAGTTATTGTTCAAGATTTAGTTTAGCTAATTTTTATTAGTTAGATAACTTCCGAACCCGGAGAACCCTTGGCTTTCTTTTTTGAGAGCCAGGGGTTTTCTTTTTGTTTTCCTAAATGGGATTACTATTTACAATACGGAGAAATGTAATAAATGGCAGTCCCTACTTTAACCCCGAAAAGTCAAACAAGTGCGATTGTTTTGCCAGCTACGGGAACACATTCGAATGTAACAAATTCAAATCTTCCTTATGGGATTTATTTGAATAATGCTGATTTTGTTTCTGGTGCAGTTGACCAAGTTTCTTTTACATATAAAATGCTTGGTGGCGATGTTTTAGACATTGAACTCACTGAAGCAAATGTTTATACTGCATATGAACTTGGTGTGTTGGAATATTCTTATATCATTAACTCGCATCAAGCGGAAAATGTTTTATCGGATTTTTTGGGGGCAACCACCGGGACGTTTGACCAAGATGGCGAATTGAAAGCTGGTCCTCTTTCGTCAAGTTTGTCGGGCACTCAAATTGCCTTGAAGTTCCCCGCATTTACTTTTGAGTATGCAAGAAGAATTGCAGTCGGTGTGGCACAAGAAGCGGGCATTGGTGACAATGTTACTATGTATTCGGCGTCAGTTGATCTCTCTCCTTGTATTCAGGATTATGATTTGCAAGCGGCTGTGTCTTCGTCAGCAGCAGGAAGCCCTTGGGCTAGCAAGATTCAAAATAAAAAAATTAGTATTAACAGAGTTTATTATCAATCTCCCGCAGCATTTTGGCGATTTTACGGATATTTCGGTGGATTGAATGTGTATGGAAATTTAAATACTTATGGAATGTATGCTGATGATTCCTCATTTGAGATGGTTCCTGTGTGGCAAAATAAATTGCAAGCGCAGGCGTATGAAACAGCTCTATACACTCGAACAAGTCATTATTCATATGAAATTAGAAATAATAATATAAGAATTTATCCGGCTCCAGTATCGGGAAGCCTCCCAGGGAAATTATGGTTCAATTTTACAATTCCTTATGATGCGTGGGAAGAAGACCCAACTGCCACTACCGGAGTAGATGGTATTAATAACATGAACTCTTTACCATTTTCTAATATTCGATATGAAAATATAAATAGCATGGGAAAACAATGGATAAGAAAATATTCGTTGGCAACTGCAAAAGAAATGCTAGGACAAATAAGGGGTAAGTTTGGAGGTATTCCAATACCAGGCAATGATATAACTCTGAATGCCGATGCTTTATTGTCCCAAGCAAAAGAAGAACAAACTGCGCTAAAAGAAGAACTCAAAGTACAACTTGAGAAGCTAACTTATGGAGCACTTGTTAAAGGTGATGCTGAAATGGCAGATGACGCAAACAGAATTATGGACCATGTTCCAATGGGTGTTTACATAGGATAAGAAAATGGCAGACGAAAGCAATAAATGGGATAGACCAGATAATCCTCCTCCACCACTTTTTTTTAATACAAAAGAAAGAAACCTTGTAAAACAAGTTAACGATGAGCTTATCGAGCGCGTTATAGGACAGACGGTTGTTTATTATCCTATCAGCATGGAAGATACCAACTTCCATCCTTTGTACGAAGAAGCTATTGAAAAAACTTTTTTGCCTCCAATAAGAATTTATGCGTTGATTGAGTGGGGTGATACCACAAACACCGCTACTGGATATGGTTTGGACAAGACTTTTCAATTGACTTGTCATTTTCATAAACGACGACTAACAGAAGATCAAGACTTGAATGTTCAAGAGGGTGATTTTATTCTTTATGATGGAGTTTTTTATGAAATTGTTACAACTGTGCAACCTAGAAGATTGTTCGGACAAGATAGTCACCAAGTTGAAATATCTGCTTTGTGCATACAAGCCCGCGATGGAGTTTTTAATTCAAAATAATGTCTGACACAACAAATCATAAAATTAATCCTATTTTACCATTCAAACCTTCAACGCTTGAAACAATTGATTTTTCAATACATGAATGGTTGAATGACACTATGGACCTTCATTGTAGTACAAACGAAGGTTGGAAAAAACTACCTGTCGTTTGGGTTTCAGGTGAACGTTCTGGACAGCGAGCAAACCAGGTAAGAACTAGGGGCGGTCAATTAACGTTCCCTATCTTGACTTTGGAAAGATCGGCTGTCACGAAAGACCCAACTCGGAAGGGCTATTTTTATGGAAACATCCCAGCTATTTCTTATCCTAAAGGTGGCTCAATAACAATAGCAAGGAGAATTCAACAAAATAAAACTGCTAATTTTTTGAATGCAGCTTCAGCTCATAAATATGGCGACCAAACTAATGCGCCAGTTGGGAGAGGTCAGCTTAATTTTCCAAGCAGAAAACCAAACAGAAAAATTGTTTATGAAACGCTCACTGTTCCAATGCCAGTTTATTTAGATATTACATATACTCTTAATATTCAAACGGAATATCAACAACAAATGAATGAACTTGTTCAACCCCTTGCAACTATAACTGGAGGAATTAATTCATTTTGGTCGAAGAAGGATGGTCACAAATATGAATGTTTTATGCAACCAGATTTTGCCTTTTCAAACAACGTTGCTGAGATGGGTCAAGATAGAAGAGTTTTTATCACTACCGTAACTATTAAAACTCTTGGATATGTTATTGGTGGGGATAAAAACCAAGACACTCCCACCGTTGCCATACGTGAAAATGCGGTTGACGTAAAAATACCCAGGGAACGGGTTATTTTTGGTGATGCTACTCCGTGGAAGAACGGCAAATACCGTGAATAGTAAATCAATGGTCCGTTTTGAGTTTTAAGATACTATTTATTATAGACTTTGTAACAAACCGTTAGTGTCAGGTAAGGAGAGATTATAAATGCCAGTTGATAAATTTAAATTTGTATCGCCAGGAGTTCAAGTAGCTGAAATTGACAATTCGCAACGTCCAGCAGAACCAACTCCCATGGGACCAGTTATTGTTGGTCGCGCACAGCGCGGTCCATCGTTGCGTCCAGTTCAAGTAAATTCTTTTTCAGATTTTGTTGAAGTTTTTGGAATGCCTTGGGCAAAAGGCTCGGGGAATGATGTTTGGCGGAATGGAAATTATCTTGCTCCTTCGTATGGTGCGTATGCCGCACAAGCTTATCTTAAAAATCATAGCCCAGTAACGTATGTTCGACTTCTTGGCAGGAAACATAGTGATGCGGCGGCTGATACAGTAGGCACCTCGGCGGGCTGGAAAGTTGGCGCTTCTCCGACCAATTATACGGACGGTGGTACTTTTGGTCTTTTTATCATTGATTCAGGCACGACCAACGTGACCAATGGAACTTTAGCTGCAACTTTCTATGTTAAAGAAGGCGCGATTGAATTATCGGGAAATATGGGCGACACCGGTAATGCATTCCAAAAATCGGGAACTGTCGGTTTGTTTGCGACCGTGGGTTCATCTTATGAATTTAAAGCTCTGATTAAGAGCGGCGGCGGAAGCTTGCAGGACACCATCAACTTTAACTTCAATAGAAATTCTAAAAAATATATTAGAAATGTGTTCAACACAAACCCAACCCTATTGAACTCGTCTGTTTCAACAACTACAGGAACCTATTTCCTTGGCGAATCTTATGAACGCACTGTAAACGATATGGGTGGTGCAGGCACGGCGAATACAGCCTACGCAATTATGCTTGCGCTTTCGGATGGGACCAATTCCATGAATGACCGACTAAGAAATGCGACTGGTGCTGAAACTGGTTGGTTCTTCGGTCAAGATTTGGGACAATGGGAAAACTTTAACATCACAAACCAGCAAAAATTATTCAAACTTAAATCAATCAATGCTGGTGCTTGGGAATGCCAAAATCTAAAAGTTTCAATTGCTAATGTTCGTGGACCGACTAATGAATTCGAATCATATGGTTCTTTTACAATTGAGATCAGAAAAGCAGAGGATAGCGATGTGGCACCTCAGATTGTTGAAAGATTTTCTGATTGCAATCTTAATCCAAATTCTGTAAATTATGTTGCTCGAAAAGTTGGTGACAAATATGTCACATGGGATGATGACGAGCGGAGATATAGAGAATATGGGACGTACAATAATCAGTCTAAATTCTTTTATATTTCAATGAATACTGAGGTTGATAATGGTTCAACAAATGAAGCCCTTGTTCCTTTCGGATTTATCGGACCTGGAATTTTCAAGAATTTCCAAGTCAAAGCGGTAGGACGGCAAGGGGCTGTTGGCGATGCTGCGGCTCCTACACTCGACACCACCGCGCATGGCGGTGGCTCTTTCACAACGACTGACATCGTAGCTCCAGCCGTTGGACAATGGGTCGGAACGGTTGGTGGTATCACGGGAACATTTAATTTCCCAGAAGTTCGAAACAGAACAAACACGCGAGGTGAAGAATTATCAAGCCCGCAAGATGCGTACTTTGGTTTGGATACAACTCGTACTGGCGGAAGCTCCGCATTTGACGAAGAATATCTTGACTTGGTAAGAGCATTTCCTAGGGGATTTAGCGCAGCACCGGGTTCCGGCTCTGAAACAACATCCTCATTCTACTTCTCACTGGATGACGTTCGGTGGTATTCCGGTTCGTCTGGTTATACAACGAATCGCGATGCAACTTGGTCGAAAGGCGCAAGAATGCTCGGACTTTCTGTTTCGGCTACAGGTACAAACACTTGGCAAAGCACTCTTGATGCTGGGTTCGATAGCTTCACAGCACCGCTAGTTGGCGGCTTTGATGGTATTGATATTAGAGAGATGGACCCATTTAGAAATAGTGGAATGTCTGGAAAGACGCCTCTTACAAGCTATGCTTACAATTCTATCAAAATGGGAATTGATACTTGTGCAGACCCAGAAGTGGTCGAGTGCGACGTAATGGCAGTACCGGGTATCACTAATACTGGCTTAACACAACACCTAATCAATGTTTGTGAAAATAGAGCTGATGCTCTCGCAGTTATTGATTTAGAGGGCGGATATGTTCCGGTATCTGAAAATACTAGCGGAGATGCTTCGACGGCAAACCGTGGTAATGTAGACACAACGATTTCAAACTTGAAACAACGTGCTATCAACTCAAGTTATGGGTGTACATATTATCCGTGGGTACAGATGAGAGATCCAGAATCAGGAATTATGTTTTTTGCGCCTCCTTCAATTGCAGCCCTTGGAACTTTTGCTAGTTCTCAAAACAAATCTGAAGTTTGGTTTGCTCCGGCTGGATTCAATCGTGGCGGCTTAACTGAAGGGTCTGCTGGAATTCCGGTAGTTGGTGTGAAAGAAAAACTAACTTCTAAACAACGCGATAAACTTTACGAAGCAAACATTAATCCAATTGCTACATTCCCGGCTGAAGGGATTGTAATTTTCGGACAGAAGACGCTTCAAGTCACTCCATCTGCATTGGATAGAGTAAACGTTCGTCGATTATTGCTCACTATCAAAAAGCGAGTTTCGAACATTGCGGCAAGACTTTTGTTCGACCAAAATGTTCAAGTTACATGGGATAGGTTTACAGGTCAAGTTGTACCATATCTTGAGAGTGTAAAAGCTCGTTTAGGCTTGATGGATTATCGGGTTATTCTTGATGAAACCACAACGACACCTGACCTTGTTGATAGGAATATTATGTATGCAAAGATTTTCTTGAAGCCTGCTCGGGCGATTGAATTCATCGCAATTGATTTCGTAATCACGAACGCAGGGGCATCATTTGAGGACTAAAACTAAATAAGATACTAATTATCAAGTAGCAGGAGATATATTACAATGGCAGAAACTTTTTGGACAGACGTAGAACTTGAGCCTAAACGAGCTTATAAGTTTACACTTACGGTGGCAGGCGGAGAAATTGCGCTTCCACAATTTTTAATAAAAAAAGTTAGTAAACCGAGCTTTACAATTTCGGAAAGTGAACATAAATACCTTAATCATTCATTTTGGTATCCTGGTAAGGTTACATGGAATACCGTCGCATTTACAATTGCAGACGTGATTGGTGAATCTGATGGGACTATGGCACTTATGAAAATGTTTCAAGCTGCGGGCTATCAATATCCCACAAACCCGGCTGAAGGAAAGAAAGCCCTTGAAACGATTTCTAAAAAGAAAGCGAAAGAGGCTTTGGGAACTGTTACAATTCGACAAATTGATTCTGAAGGGAATCCGGTTGAAACCTGGCGACTTAATAATGCTTGGTTCCAAGACGTAAAATTTGGAGACTTGGATTATGATGGAGAAGACTTGTTGAATGTTGAAGTAACACTTCGCTATGACTCGGCTTATATTGAAACACTAAAATCTGGTGGACCAATTCCTGAAAATGCACCTAAAGCGGGTAGCTAAAAATTATACAAAAAAATAAAGAGAGGTATTTATGCCAAGAAACGAGGAACGACTCGGCATTAAAGACGAGGGAACAAATCCCCCAATTCAAGTAGACGGAACCAATTCATCACCATTATCATTTGTAACTCCAACGGAGTTTGTTGACTTACCAACAAAAGGTAAGTTTTATCCAGAAGATCACCCTTTACACAATCAAGAAACGATAGAAATTCGTTTTATGACTGCAAAAGATGAAGATATTTTAACTTCAAAAACCCTTTTGAAAAAAGGTGTTGCAGTTGATAGGATGTTGACAAATATTATTATTGATAAAAGAATCAAAGTAGAAGACTTATTTATCGGTGATAAGAATGCGCTTATTATTGCTTCGAGAATTAGCGGGTATGGAGCTGAGTACAAAACCAGTGTGACATGCCTGTCTTGCGGATCTTCTTCCGAACATGTTTTCGATTTATCTGAGGTGGAGGTTAAAGAATTCACCGAAGGCGAAATCGAAATCTCAGATGCCGGGACTTTCACGGTTGAGTTGCCTAAAACTAAAGTAGTGGCTGAGTGTCGTTTAGTCACCGGCAAAGAAGAAAAGATTCTAGCAACTCGTCTTGAAAAAAGAAAAAAACATAAGCTGCCCGAAGCGGCTTTAACAGGACAACTTAAAATGTTTTTGGTTTCCCTTAATGGAGAAACCGACAAGGGGGTGATCGATAGATTCGTTGATTCAATGCCCGCATTAGATTCTAAGTATTTACGTGCAATGTATGAGGCTCATGCACCAAACGTAGATATGAAGCACCTTTATGAGTGTGATAAATGCAGCGCAGAAACGACTATCGATATGCCCTTTTCAGTCAACTTTTTTTGGCCTAACGGATAAGTATATCGAAAATGTGTACGAACAGTTTTTCATGCTTAAATATCATGGCGGCTGGTCCTTTATCGAGGCTTATAATTTACCAATAAAATTACGACATTGGTTTATGAAACGTCTTGTTAAACAGTTTGAACAAGAAAAGAAACAAATGGACGACGCGAAGCGTAAATCCAAAATGAGAAAATAACTTATTTCACCGGCACACCTCCGTTGTGCCAGCTCTTTTATTTATTCTCCACACTATTTACACTTACAAAAAGGAGTGTAAATTTACCGTGGAAAATCAAAATTCAGAATTAACACCAATCATTATTGATCTATCATCTTCAGATAGGTTGGACGAAAGTTTTCTCCGAACAATGGGGTTTGGAATCAAAGCAATTTTAGGACGCATGTTTGGCGGAAGTGCCATGCCTGTAACCGTTAAAGGAAATAGTAGCGATGTTCGCTCGTTTTCCCAAGCCGTAGGACGAGAAAAAAGATACATGGATTCATACAAAAGATATGGTCTTGATAATCCTAAAACCTATAAAAGCAAATACAAACTTGATAAATCAATTAAAGATTTCACCAGAAAAACAGGTATCAAATGGCCCTTTAAGTAAACCTACATTCTGTTTTAGAGAATAACAAATTATGGCACTCACACCAGAACAACAAGCCGAGAAACTTCGACTCGAAGGCGAAATTACTCGCGCAATGGAAGAGCGCCTTCCCGTTACCCAACAACTCATTGACGCACAAGCTCGACTCAACGAACTGAGAGAAACGGGCAAGGTAAGTGCTGAAGAAGACCTTGCAACCCTAAAAGAAGACCTCAAGATTTGGGAGAATATTGCCCGACTTACCGGAGAAGCCCATGATGCTACTGATCAAAGAGTTAAAATCATGGAAAAAGAATTAACTATTGAGACTGACAAACTCAAGGCGGCGGCTGCGCAGGTGGAGTTTCTTGAGAGTCAAGTAGATGCCAATGGCGATCTACTTGAGGGAGTTGGAGCCCAAATCGCGGCACAGAAGGTTCTCCTCGGAAATGCCCAAGGCGCAATAAAAGCGCTTGAAAAACAAAAGGATATTCTGACCGAAGCTGTTGCAGCGTCGGATTCACTTGCAGACTCTACCAAAAGTATAGCTCAAGGTCTTTTGGGTTCCGTTGATGCTTCTCAAACTTTAACCGGAAAACTTCTAGCAGCGGCAAAAGGGCCTGAAGGAATCATGGGGGCTATTGATGGAATGGCTGACGGCTTGGTTGAAGCTCTTAATCCAATTTCTATAATGCACTCTTTGTTTGACAAAGTTTTAGAAGCGACCATCGCGATGGTTGTAAGTGTTGATGCACTGACAGTTTCAATGAATACGGCTACCGGCACGGCAGGCAAATACACAGCAGCATTAGATGGTGCTATTGAATCTGGTCACGCATTAGGTTTAAGTTCGGCTGCAACGGGCGAAGCAACAATAGTCATGGCTAAGGAGATGACTAATTTTTCAAACATGAGCGCCGAAGCTCAAAGTAATGTTGCAGTTTTTGGTGCGCAAATGGAAAAATTTGGTGTCTCATCGTCAGTTACAGCCGCAAATCTTGAATTTGCTACAAAAGCATTACGAATGACAACCGAAGAAGCGATGGACAGCCAAAAGGAAATCGCAGCCACGGCACAAGCATTAGGAGTGCCGGTGGAGCAAATGGCAGCAGATTTTCAAGCAGCTCAACCAATGCTTGCGAACTATGGCAAAGAAGGTATGAAAGTCTTTAAGGGACTTGCCGCACAAGCAAAAGCAACCGGCGTTGCTATGGATAAGTTATTAGGTATTACTGGGCAATTTGATACATTTGAGGGTGCAGCGGAAGCAGCCGGAAAACTGAACGCAGTTTTAGGAACTCAACTTAACAGTGTTGATTTGTTAATGGCAAGCGATGAAGAAAGAATTGCTATGCTACAAGAAAGTGTGGCGTCTACTGGGAAGGCATGGGAAGAACTTGATAAATACGAAAAAATAACAATCGCCGGGGCAGCGGGTATTACTGACATGACTGAAGCTGCAAAACTTTTTGGAACAACTCAGGGTGAAATGGAAGCAGCGGCTGGTTCTATTGAGGGGATTGGAGCCGAACATGCAAACTTGGCTGAACAAACAGCAGCCGCAACTACATTCGGAGAAAAATTTGCCCTCCTTCTGGAGAAAATGGCTATTCTTGTACGTCCTCTAATAAAAGCTATGCATTGGTTGGCAGACGTAGCTTTCGAAGTTTTCGATGTCCTTGGGCCATTACGTTATGTTATAGTCGCAATTGTTGGCGCAATCATATTAGCAGTTGGCGCAATTGTAACTTTCCTCACTGTGATGAAAATGTTTAAAGCTATGCAAGAAGGAATAGCAATGGTTCAAGGAGTCTTGAATACTATTAAAAGTGGTGGCACCATCATTCAAGCACTTCAGACACAAGGCACCGTGGCTGATAGTGTCGCATCCAAAATTAATAACGAAGTAAAAGAAGAACTTGTTGAGACTGAAAAAGATTTAGCAGATGCACAAAGCAAAGCCTCAAACACTGGCGGTGGATTTCTGAAGTTTCTTAAAAAACTTAGCAAAATAATGAACAAACAACTTATTTTAGGAATGTTAGCTTTTGGTGCGGCTGTCCTTATGATTGGTGCCGGTGTTGGATTGGCGGCTTATGGTGTAGCTCAACTTGTAGGTGCATTTGCTGGGTTGAATCCAGCGCAAATTCTTGGAGCTGTAGCAGCAATTATGATCTTCGGAATTACAATGGTTGCCCTTGTAGGAATATTAGCACTCCTTGTAATGTCTGGGGCTTTGCCTGCTGCGGTTGGTGGAATGTTAGCTTTTGGGGCGGCGGCTCTTATGATTGGTGCCGGTGTTGCATTAGTCGCATTCGGCATATCAATGATTATTGATTCTTTCGCAAATTTGTTTTCAATTTTAATTGAAGGTGCATCAATGATGCCCCAACTTGCCCTTGGTCTTATAATGGTGGGATTTGCTTTGTTTGCTATTATTCCTGGTATTTTAGCGTTAGCTGCGATAACTCCATTTATGTTTATTGCAGCATTTGGAATTGCAATGCTTACTCTAGCTTTGGCTCCATTTGCAATTGCAGCTTTAATTGCGGGAATAGGGATGACATTGTTAGCAGATGGTATGGCTTTCTTTATGACTAATTTTTCCGCCTTTGGTGATGCAATTGGTGAAGTCTTGCCACAGATGGTGGCATTATCATTTGTTATTGTGGCGTTATCAGCTTCTATGTTTCTGTTAGCGGTGACGACTCCATTTATGTTTATTGCAGCGATTGGCTTAATGGCATTATCAGTTGCACTGTTACCGTTTTCGCTCGTAGCCAATGTAGCTGGCGAGTCAATAATGATGCTAGCCCAAGGTATGCAGCTTTTGACTTCTGCTCTGATACCATTTTCTACTGCTCTATTCCTGGCTATCCCTGGTATGATGCTTTTTTCCATCGGTCTAATTGGATTAGTTATGACGATGGTGGCGTTGTTGCCCTTTATGTTTTTCGCGGCGATTGGTATTGGACTTCTTGGTGCAGCGATGATGCCATTCGCAGTTGCATCCTTAATGGCTGGAGTTGGATTAAGCTTATTGGCTGAAGGAATGGCATTCTTTATTGAGAATTTTCTTATTTTCCGTGATGCATTGAAAGAGCTACTACCTGTAATGGAACAATTGGCTCCAGTAATTTTTATGGTTGCAATGTCTTTTGCAATATTGGCAGACGCAACTCCAATGATGTTCTTTGCTGCTATGGGAATGAATTTCCTGACTGCCGCGATGGAGCCTTTATCGGTGGTTGCAGCTATTGCGGCTGAAAGCCTGCAATCTTTAGTAGTTGAAATCACGGCTTTTGTTTCTCAGGTTGAAAAGTTTGGTATTGTGGTAGCAAAATTAGCCAGCGATATGTTTATTCTAAGTGCTTCTCTTTTCACGTTGGCAGGCGCAATAACGACTCTAGGCGTGATGTCACCATTTATGATGATGATTTCAATAGGACTTGGATTTTTAGCAGCAGGTTTAGCACCGTTAGTTCCAATTGTTGCAATACTTGCTCCGGCGATGGAATCGTTATCACACTCTTTGATAACAACAAACGTAGCTCTTAGTGCATTAACAGTTATAGTGTTACAACTCGCTCCAGCTTTAATACTTTTGGCAACGGGAATTTATTTTGTGTCTTCAGCGGTTATGGATTTAGCAATGATGACACCATTTATTATTTTGGTAGGCTTGGGTCTGATGTTTTTGTCTGCTGTTATGGCACCATTTTCCATTGTTGCATTAACGGCTGGAATAGGGATGGCGCAATTGGCATTTGGAATGAAATTTATGATTGAGAAGATTGAACCATTTGCTAAAACAATTGAACGCTTGACCGAGATATTACCAATGTTTGTACATACAATGTTTCAACTTGGTGCTTTAGCTTTTATAATATATCCCATTGTTGCAGTATTTGGTGCCTTAGCATTTTCGATTATGTTGTTATCATTTGCTTTGTCGCGTATAAAAACTGAAGATTTGCGGGCAATTGCTGATTTAGGGGCAGGCCTTGGTAACATGTCCATTGAAGGCGCGGTGGCAGTTGAAACTGCTATGGAAGCAACTTCTGATGCCGTAAGAGCCATAGCAAATGAACCAGAAGGAGCCGACACATTAACAAAAGTTATTGAGCTTCTTACTGTCCCAACCCCGGCTGGAGGTGGAGCAACTAAGGAAACCACTCGCACCGGTCCTGCTGGTGCTCCTGGTGCTCCTGGTATTGGAGGTAGACCAGATGCGGGCGAACGAACAATTATCCTTAAATTGAATGATAGGGAATTCGGTAGAGCTGTAGTTAATATATTCGAGAAGTCGCAAAACTTAAATGTGGTATCATAAGGGAAAATAAAACATGGCAGGAAGTTTATTAAAATTTAATTCTGGAATGGGTGGTGATGGGTCGGACTCTCTTGCTAACCAGTTAGGTCAGGTTATTGAGTTTTATCATATTCCTACCGGACAGACATTAAGGTTCAAAGCTTTTTTGACGACCTTCACTGACCAATATTCATCGGAGTGGGAAGAAAGTGCTGTCTTTGGACGAATGGATGCGATTCAAACTTTCAAGGGAACCACACGTTCAATTTCTCTTGGGTGGGACGTACCAGCAGCTTCGTTTGAAGAAGCCAAAACAAACCTTGAAAAATCTTCGCTACTTGTTTCGATGCTATATCCGACATATCAAGCTGGTGGTGGTGGTGCGACAACGATAGCAGCTTCGCCTCTTTTTAAATTAAAGTTTATGAACCTAATATCAGATTCAACTAAGTTTGCTGGCTCGTCTGGGAATGCAAAAGATTCGGGTCTATTAGGAACGATTGCCGGGTTTACTTATGAGCCAGATATTGAGAATGGTTTTTTTCAACCAACAACTTCTGGTGCTCCTGCCGTTGTAGATCAAAAGGCGGCTAAAGAAGGAACAGGTGATGGCACTTTAAAGCTGGGAGGTGGCAAGAAGGGGAATAAACTTCCGCCAGGTCAATCGGCTGACGACAGTTATAAACTTTTTCCGCAAACAATTAAATTTCAATGTGAGTTCAAAGTTCTTCATCAACATGCGTTAGGCTGGGAAGCCGGAACCAGCAAGCCACGGTCAGGTTTTAATAAATTTCCTTATACAAAAAAACAAAGTGAAGTAGATTCTGACAAGGGAAAGTCAAAACCATCTGAAGGTAAAAAGCCGGAATCCACAAATCAGAAACCAAGCGGATTACAAGAGGATAAACTAATGGCAGCAAACCAAAGGACACGCGAAGCCAAAGCAGCAAAAATAGCTAGTGCGGTTAAGGGGGCATTATGACTTCAAGATATGATTCACGGGAGATTGGTATCAACCAGACCAAACAATATAAAAGAATATTAAAGAAAAGAAATGTAAAATTTATTCGACAATATTATACCCCAACACTTGCTAACCCTTCAATTGAGGATGTGATGAAAATGGATGAAGTTGGTCATGTGTGGTCTATTGGAGATAGGTTTTTTAAATTAGCCCATCAATATTATGGAGACTCGGAATTGTGGTGGGTGATTGCGTGGTACAATCAAACACCCACAGAATCACATGTGGAAATTGGGAATGTTTTGCAAATTCCTTTACCCCTTGAAGAAGTTCTAAGGGCTTTGGGGGTTTAGAAATGGTTCAACCTGGAGGCTCCCCAACCATTGGAACTGGTGAAGAACCATCGGCACCGGGTACTAAAGTACCACCAAAAATAAAACAAAATCCTAGACGATTTTTACCTCAATGTTTTTTATTAGATTTTCTATCAGATTATGCTTCGACAAACGTACCCTTTCCATATGCGAATTTTACAAGAATGCTCGGTAATCCTAGTACCGGCATTAATAGGCTTTTGGGGAAGCCTTCGAACGCACCATTAAATAAATTAACACCAGCCCAGTTTTCGTCTTTGGTTCCTAAGTGTAGATTGTTCAAAGTTTATGCAGATGGTTCCGAAGAAGAATTTCGTTTCGACGACTATACGAGAGTAGAAGATATTACGGCAGCGAACCTTTGGCGAGGGGCGGCTGCTGGCTTACAAAGTTTTAGCTGGGAAGATTTAGGAACCAATCTAGCAAATACGGGTTTAACATTTAAAGCAGAAATGAAGATATTGTTTCAGAACTTAGAATCTATGTTTCGTTCTAATCGTGGACCACCTTTTTCGACTTTATTACAGCCTCCGGGGGCAGGCAAGTCCCAAAAAGGCAAAGATGTTTATAGGATGGAGGAACATAGAGTCAAAGCGATTGTTGGATGGACTATTCCTGCTATTGTAAATAAGGCACAAATTTTTGGAGCAGCCGGAAAAGAAATTGAAGCGGCTTTGCGGGATTCATCAATCAGTTTATTCTTAAACTTAACTGGTCACGAGATCTCTATAAAAGAATCTGGCGGCATAGAGCTAACTGTAAACTATATTGCTTCTATTGACGCACAAATGCTGTCTGCCGATTCCGATTTATTTTATTCCCAGTTTGACCAAAAGGATGCCGAGATGAAAGCTCTTTTGAAAAAGCAAAAAAAAGACCTCGCCGCCCTCAAAAAGACAGAGGAACAACTGGTAAATAACCAAGGCGGGAAAAGCTTTTTCAAGTCAGACTCCGACGCTCTGAATAAGATAGAGGACGTGGAGATGCCCGCACTACAAAAAAAAATCGAAGCTTCGGAAGAAGCGATTGCGGAAATGAGTAGCACTGATTTATCGGTGTCCTGGTCGCGTGTGATGAATGGTGTTCTAATGAATCGGCGCTTGTTTTATATTGAGTTGACGAGCGATGATATAAAATTAATAAGAAAGCTGAATGATGTTTATTCTAATGACACTCTATCACAAGCCGAAATGTTGCAAGAACGCGCCCAAATTGTAGCCCAGTTTTCAAAAGAAGTAGGTGTTATGAAAGTAGGTTCACCTCCAACTACCGTGACAGACAGTGAAGTAGTTGTGGATATTGCAAAAGAAAAAGATAAAGATGATAGGAAAGAATTGATTGCGACTGCTGGAGAAAACGTCAAAGAATCCGCCGACAAAGCCAAGGCATTCAATGATAATAGAATTAACTTTTTCTTTTTGGGCGATATTTTGCAAACAGCATTTAAAATTATTTATGACAAACCCGATACAGCAATAGACATGAGATTTATTGTGGGGAATATTGATATGTGGGTTCCTGAGTTGGAAATGTTTGTCGGAGTAAACTTAGCTGACATACCAATTTGCTGGGAGCTTTGGGAAAGCTTTTTTATGAAAAAAGTAATAAGTAGACAGCGACCAAAATACAATCTCAAGGCATTTATAAACGATGTAATTAGTGAATTGGTTTTGGCTTCTCTTTCTCCAGCTTGTTTCGGAAAACTTTTTAAACAGGTGAGAACGCGATTGAATATAACAAATTTTTCAACACCAGGCAAACCGATTGATAGGGGGCAAAAGACTTATCACGTTGAGAACCTTCCAAAAGTGGAATGGGGTGGTGCAAATTTTCGGGAGAGTAAAGATTGGTCACATTATCTTTATATTTATTCTTCAGGTTTGAGTTCGGCAACCTTAATGGGCGACCGGGAACAAGACGAAAAAAGAGGAATTTTTCATCTAACTATTGGTGCAGACCGAGGCTTGCTCAAAACTGTAGATTTCAAAAGACAAGACATCCCCGGACAACGCGAAACAAATATCTCCAAAGCAGCCAAAGCTGAAGAAGGTAATTTATTATTTAGCGATAGATATAATGCTGATTTAACATTATTTGGAAACACTTTATTTAAGCCAGGAATGATGGCATATATTGACCCGAAGGCTTTGGGCGTAGGCAACCCATCTAATCCTAATTCGTTCGCTCGTCGCCTAGGAGTTGGAGGATATTATAGGGTTATAAAAGTTGATAACATAATTGAAGCTGGAAAGTTCGAAACAAACCTTCAAACCGCAATGGAAAGTTTGGGCAATACCAAACCCGAGAGAGGCGAGCGTGCTGGTGAAAGAATACAAACCGATGAAAAGGGGGCACCAGTTAGAAACAACAATCCGAATGACAAGCGCATTGATGATGTGCCCAAGCCGTTCGATAGTCGAACGGATGCTGAAATCGCTCGTGCTAAAAGAGCATCTGAACCTGTAGATCTTGGGGGAGCAGCACCACCACCAAAAGAAGAAAAGAAAGAGGAAGGACTGAGGGAAGCATTATTTAAAAATGCCCCAAAATAATAAGGGGAATTTATTATGGCTTTTGATCCAAAACAACCTTATGCAACCAACAAATTCCATTCAAGGGGTTTATTTTATAATCGTAAAAAATATAAAGTGTTGTCTTACCCGCAACACCCGGCATTTCCAAAGCCAATCGATTTATGGTATAAAAAAGAATTTTATGGAAGAATGGATCCTTATCAAAATGCAATTCAAATCGACCCAAGTTCATTAGTTGAAATTGAATCTGAAAAAGCTGATGAGCCCGTCTTGGTTATGAACTTTGTCGCTGAAGCCTTTGACGATTTTCGTGAATACATGACGGCTGCAACTTTTCAAGGCAAGGTAAAGAATCCTAAAACAACTTATTATGATTTGCAACCTATTTTTGGATGGAAGTCAATTGACATTGATTATAGTGAGTATATGAATAAAATATACGTGGCATTTGTGGAATCGTTTATGGGAGAAAGACGCAACGATGAAAAGCTGGTGTCGTTTGAATCTTTTCTTAGGCTTTTCCCACACTTTCTTAATAGAATTTGTCCAGCATTTGTTTTTACAAAATCAGCATTTATTTTATCAAAATATTGCTCTCCCATGAGTAGCGGGCTTATGATTGAACTAGCACATGAAAGGCACGATGACGACAAAATAAAATATGACGAGTTTATAAAAGATGAAAATTTTTATTTCTTTTTAAAATCTGCGCAAAGGTTTGGGTTTGTTGTTGATAAAAATGCTCCATGGCGAATTGTTGCTGATTTGGGTTCGCAAGCGATGCAGGGATACATGGAAAATTCAGGAACTAATTTGGAAACTGTTCTCCTTCAAACAGCCGTTTCAGCCTACAGTGCGGTTACGGTTCCCACTGTAAATAATTTATCGCAAAGTCCCGACGAGGACGAGGACTGGTCTGATGCTCCAGCACCGGAAGAAGACGAGAATGGAGTTCTTTGGGATGCTTCGTCGGGGATAAAACCCGAAAGCATCTATATGTACCCACCTTATAAAGAGGTTTACTTAGAAGACATTTCAGAAATGAAATGGCATCTAATGAAATTTTATAATGATTTTGCAAAAGCCCGTCCACAAGCTCGCGTTTGGAAAGTGACACCTCGTTGTTCAAATAGCGGAGTTACAAATAATAATATCTTTAAAACTATTCATAAAAGAATGTTAATAAGTGAAATAGATGAAAATAGACTTGACGAAATGTATTGGTTGAGGTATTATGCATGGACTCGCGTAAAAGAATTAGAAAGACCTTGGACCCAAATGACATTTGAGAGATTAATGAAAACAGCTCGCCAATTAAATAAATATCAAAACGCGGAGGCGGCGCTAAGTTTTTTGAACCGCCGCTTGCGCGGCCCTCACCCTAAAATTTTATCGTTGACAAAGACTGCAATAGGTGATAGAATCAATGAAGTGTTAACAACACAACCAATAATGTTATTTTAGAGGGTGAAATGTTATTTGAAATAATTGACCAAAAACAAAAATGCAAAAACATAGTTCTAAACAATAAGATTGTTTCTCAACCTGTTTATAAAGATTTATCTAAAACATGGTCATATCATTCTTCTTTAAAAAATTATGATATTGAATATGCTTCTTTATATTCTCAAGGAAAAACCTTAGATGAATGTTGTCCAGAAAATTTAAAAGATAAGTGGAACACCATTAAGCAAAAACATTTAGCTTATATTAAATCATTTGAAACTGGGTTTTGTGAACTGTATGACCACTGTTTTTATGACTTGGTGCCTGAAAGTTTTGTGATTGAATATTTTAGTATAAAAAATAAAATAACAGAGCATGTATTAAAAACCTATGACAAACCAGAAAATTATGATTTCTTAGTAGAAGCTTCTGAGTTGATAAACGACATAAAGGAACGTCGTCTTGTAATAAACAGAGAAAAGCTTACAAATAGACTTCATCGAACTCAGGCACGGAGTTTTTATACTAAAATATTTTCATGTAATTCATATATTGATTATAATTTATTCGGTACAACCACTGGTCGGCTAACCACAAAGAAAAATTCTTTTCCAATTCTTACAATGAATAAAGAATATCGCGATGTGATTAGTCCTACTAATGACTGGTTTATTGAACTGGATTTTAACGCAGCAGAATTAAGATGTATGCTGGCACTCAATCAACAACCTCAACCAGTGAATGATATACATGACTGGCATGGTTCTATTTTTAATAAGCTGACAGACCATGAAATGAATAGGGAAGAAATCAAGCGCAAAATATTTGGGTGGTTATATGGACCACTAAACGTATCTCTTGGGATTCCCCAGGTTGAAAAACATTATAATAAAAGAAGCATCCTTCAAAGGTATTGGAACGGACAAGAAATAATAAACCCATTCGGTCGCAAGATTAAAGCCGATGAGTTTCACGCCTTAAATGCATTGATTCAAAGCACAACTTCGGATACATTTTTGCGAAGAGCGATTGCTGTAAATAAGTTATTAGAGAAAACAAATTCGTTTACAATGGGTCTTATACATGATAGTATGATAATTGATTTTGATAAGAATGATAAAGGTCTTCTTGATGACTTAATCGAGGGATTTGGAAATACGGATTTAGGAAATTTCAAAGTGAATGTTAGTCTTGGGACAAACTTTGGAAACATGAAGAGGTTTAGATGACAGTAAAAAAATATGATAAACTCGTAAGAGATAAGATTCCAGATATAATAGAATCTCAGGGAAAGAAATGTAAACTTTATGTTGCTACGGGATATGATTATCACAACCGACTTAAAGACAAACTTCTTGAGGAAGCCAAAGAATTTTTTGAGAACCCTTGTGTTGAAGAACTTGCAGACGTGCAAGAAGTAATTGAGGCTTTGGCAGATATTCACAGGTGGGATGTTACTGGAGCACGTCTTAAAAAAACCGTGGAACGCGGAGGCTTTTGGCGTCGTTATGTTTTGCTAGAGGTTTCAGAATAGTGGATACTGTTATCGGACTTGGGAATGCTGGTTGTGCAATTGCTGATAAGTTTAGCAAATATTCTCAATATAAGACATATAAAATTGACGTGGGTTTGAAACGAACTCCAAGTACCTATCCGATAAAAGAACATAAAAAAATTGAAGATTATGAAGAAAAATGCCCCGCATTTACCAAATTTTTCAAGGATGTGAGTGGAGATATTCTGTTCGTTGTAGGCGGCGCGGGAAGAATTTCTAGTGCATCTCTTACAGTTCTGAAAAGACTCAAGCATTGTAACATAAACATACTTTATATCAAGCCAGATGAAACTTTTTTGGGAAAAGAGTCTCAAATTTTAAACAATATGGTTTTTGGCGTCTTTCAAGAATATGCGCGGTCTGGTATTTTTAAAAGATTGTACTTAGTGGATAATAATTTAATAGAAAATATGCTACCTGAAGTTTCAATTAAGAATTATTATGATAATCTTAATGAGGCGATTGTATCAACCCTACATATGATAAATTTATTTAATCATACTAAATCAGTTACAGATACTTTTTCTGAACTTCCACCAGCAACCAGAATTTCAACTATTGGTATCGTAGACCCAGAAAATAACAAAGACCAAATGTTTTTTTCACTTGACAATGCGACAGATATAGTGTACTATTATGCATACAATAAAGAACGATTAGAAGAAGGTGGAAAATTGTTTTCGGAAATCAAAAATTCTATTAAGGAAAAATTTACAGATGATGTGAGAATTACTTATGGAATTTTCGAAACAAGTTATAAACAGGATTACATTTATTGTATCAAACATACGTGTGTAATCCAACAATAAAATTGGGAGGTTGGGAGATTAGCCAACCTTACCTTAAGGAGAAATGATATGGCATTAGATTTAACAAAAATGAAAGAGAAGCTTCAAGCCAGTGAAAATGGTGGCAGAGCAAAAAAGGACAATGCTTTTTGGAAACCCATTGAAGGCGACCAAGAGGTTCGAATTGTACCTACCGATGATGGTGATCCTTTTAAGGTTTATCATTTTCATTATAACTTGGGTGAAGCTGCCCGTGGAGGCGTGCTTTGTCCCAAGAGACAGTTTGGGGAGGCTTGTCCTATTTGTGACTTCGCCTCAAAGTTGTGGCAAGAAGGAACTGACGAAAGCAAAAAGATGGCAAAGAATCTTTTCGTGCGACAAAGATTTTTCTCACCCGTGGTTATTCGCGGAGAAGAAGATGATGGCGTGCGTGTTTGGGGTTACGGTAAGACCGTTTATGAAGTATTGCTTGGTTTGGTTTTGAATCCTGATTATGGTGATATTACTGATGTGGATACGGGTGTTGATTTAGCAGTTTCGTACACACTTCCAAAAACAAAAGGGGCTTTTCCTCAAACTGGTTTGGTGCCTAAGCGCAAGTCTTCCACGCTTGCGAAAAAAGCCGTAGTAAAAGAGATTTTAGAATCAGTACCCGACATTGATTCTCTCTTTCTTCGGCGCAGTCCATCGGATGTTCAGGCTATCTTGGAATCATTCCTTGACCCGTCTGGTGGTCCAATGGAAACTGGTGGGGTTGATATTCCATCGGGTGTAGACGAGGCTATTAAAGAATTGTCTGCATAAATCAAAACTTTAAAGTAATTAAGTTTTGGGAGCCATCGTCAGTAAAATGTCGATGGCTTTTTTTATATGAAATGAATAAAATGAAACAAATTGACATAAGGGAGAAAATAAAAATATGGCAAACAACGGAAAGTTGTCGTCTGCTGATATAATCAAACTATTAAACAAAAAAGCAGGACGCAACATAGCATATTCACTTGCAAAGGATAATCCAACGGAAGTGAAGGAATGGATTTCAACTGGTTCAAGGTATCTTGATTCTATTATTTGTAGAGGTCAACTCGCAGGTATTCCAGTTGGAAAGATAACGGAAATCGCAGGACTTAGCTCAAGCGGCAAATCTTATATGGCAGCACAAATCGCTCGTAATGCCCAACACATGGGTATTAAGGTGGTTTATTTTGACAGCGAGAACGCACAAGACCCAGCGTTTTTAGAAAATTCTGGGTGTGATATTACTTCAGAGAATGGAGTAATTTACTTACAAGCACAATGGACCGAACAGGTTTTAGAAATGATTGAAACACTTTTGGCTACTGGCGAAAAGTATTTATTTATTTGGGATAGTCTTGCAAACACGCCAGCAAAGGCTGATATAGAGGGTGACTTTAATCCTCAATCTTCAATGGCTGTGCGCCCGCGCATACTATCTAAAGGGTTAGCGAAGTTGGTTCAACCGATTGGGGATTCTAAATCAACATTTCTTATTCTTAATCAACTAAAAACTAAAATTACTTCTAATGCATGGGAGGCTTTGGCTGACCCGTGGTTTACTCCAGGCGGAATGGCAGCAATTTATAATTATAGTTTAAGAATTTGGCTTACTGCTTCTAAATCTAAAAGAACTTTTATTGAAGATGATAAAGGTTATAGAATTGGAACAGAGGTCAAATCTAAATTAAAGAAATCGCGCTTTGGGACTGAAGGACGCACCTGTAATTTTAAAATTATTTGGGGCGACCCAAAACAAATTGGTATTCTTGATGAAGAAAGTTGGTTGGAAGCAATTAAGCCATCAAATCACTTGACAAGTGCAGGCGCATGGTATAAGCTAGACGGGTATGATAAAAAGTTTACTGGTTCACAGTTTGCTAACTTGGTTAGAACTGACGCAAAGTTTAAGGATCTTGTTTTGAAAATTATGGATGATGAAGTAATTCGTAAGTTTGATGCTCGCGAAGGAAACGCTTCAAAATTTTATGACCATGAAGAAGAAGTTAAACAAATAAAGGAAAAATAATGTCTGATAAAATCCTTATCATTGACGCGATGAATACATTTATCCGCAACTATGTTGTGGACCCATCTATTGCTGCTAATGGTGAACCCATTGGCGGGTGTAAAGGTTTCTTAAAAACATTACAAAAGTTGGTTAGAGAAATTGCGCCAACTCAAGTGATGGTTATATGGGATGGTGGTGGTGGAAGCGCGAAGCGCAGACTCATTGCTAAAGAATATAAAGAAGGCCGCAAGCCTCTTAAACTTAATCGTGCATATGATGGAATGTCGGCTCTTGAGGAATCACAAAATCGTTATGACCAGATGGCAAAGACCATTGAATATCTTAATGAGATGCCAGTGATTCAATTGATGGTAGAGGATGTTGAAGCCGATGATGTTATTGGTTACATATGTCAAATGCCGTCGCTCAAGGAAGATATTAAAATCATTGTGTCGATGGATAAGGATTTTTATCAACTCTGTGATGATAAAACAATTGTTTACAGACCAATCCAGAATCAGTATTTGAATAAGAAAAGAATTGTGGAAGAATTTGGTATTCATCCAAATAACTTTGCGCTCGCAAGAGCTATGGATGGTGATAAGTCTGACAATCTAGAAGGGGTTAGGGGCATAGGGATGAAGACAATCGCCAAGCGATTATCTTTTATGGCAGAAGAAAAATTTTGTACTTTGGATGACTTGTTTAATCACTGTAAAGTATCTGATGACGGTTCAAAATTTTATCAAAGTATTTTGAGCGAGAAAAAAAAGGTGGAACTAAATTATAAGTTAATGCAACTCTATGCTCCCATCTTTTCTTCACAAAGCGCCTCACTGGTTCGCGATACTGTTTCCAACTTTGAACCACAATTCAACAGAACTAAAATTTTAAAAATGATGTCTATAGACGGAATCGACCAATACAATTGGAATACACTTTTTCAGAAATTTAGATTGTTTGTTGACAACCGCAGAAACTATTTATTACATCCTAGTTAAGTCTTGACAGCATGGGTAGTATTGTGTACAATGTAGAACAACTTAAGGGTACGAGGTTAAAATGTTATCAACAACCGAAAGCATTTCGTTTTCAAAATATGGCAAGACTTTTCAAGAAAAATTAGCGTTTCTTATCTTAGATGATAGAGTTTTTGCAGACCGAATGATGGAAGTTCTTAATGTAGAATTTCTTGAGTTCAAATTTCTCCAAGTTTTTGTAGAGAAGGTGTTTCATTATAAAGGAAAATATGGAACTCAACCTTCACACGAAACGATGAAGACAATTGTAAAGTCTCAACTGGAAAAAGAGAACGAAGCACTTCAAAAACAAATTCGTTCCTACTTTGCAAGAGTTCTTTCGGATGTCGATGTTTTAGAATCGGCTGAGTTTATCAAAGAAACTGCCATCGAGTTTTGCCGTAAGCAGAAGCTACGCGAAGCTATGATAAAATCGTCTACACTACTTCAAAAATGCTCATTTGATGAGATTTCTGTATTAATAAATGACGCATTGAAGGCTGGTGCCGATTCAGATTTTGGTTACGATTATATGAAAGATTTTGAGCAAAGATTTGAAGTTAATGGTCGCGAAACAATCACAACTGGTTGGGAAAAAATTGACGAAATTACCGGGGGAGGCGGCGGACGTGCAGAATTGGGTGTTGTTATTGCTCCGACTGGCGTAGGCAAATCCATGGTACTTGTTCACTTAGGTGCAACCGCATTAAAAGCTGGGATGACAGTTGTTCATTATACTCTTGAATTAAAGGATACCGTTATTGCTTCGCGTTATGATTCGTGTATTACGGGAATTCGTCTTAATGAATTACAAGACCGCAAAGATGAAATTAGAAAAGAATTGGAAGGCCTCGATGGAAAGCTAATTGTTAAGGAATATCCAACAAAAACGGCGACCACAAATACAATTCGCGCACACTTGGAAAAACTTAAACAACAAGGCATCACTCCAGATTTTATTATTGTTGACTATGCAGATTTATTGCGCACGCTATCGGCGCGAAAAGAAAAGCGCGAAGAACTTGAATCAATTTATGAAGAACTCCGAGCAATTATGCAAGAAAATAATTGCACAGGCTGGACTGCATCACAAACGAATCGAACTGGATTGAACCAAGAAATTATTACAATGCAAGCGATTTCGGAGGCGTTTAACAAATGCTTTATTGCAGATTTTATTTTCTCTGTTTCACGAACAGCAGAAGATAAACAAAAAAATGGCGGACGAATTTATGTTGCCAAGAATCGCAACGGACCTGATGGTCTAGTATATTCTATTTTTATGGACCCGGCAAACGTAGACATAAAAGTAATTGGAGCCTATGATGCAGAAGAAGCATCAACCCCTGCACTTTCAAAAGAAGAACAGGTTAAATTTATGTTAGACAAATATAAAAAATTAGTAAAGGGAGTAAACTAATCACTATGGATATTTCAAACAAGATCCTTTCGGATATTACCGTTTTTATGAAGTATGCAAAGCATATCGAAAACAAAAAACGTAGAGAAACTTGGGAGGAACTTGTTAGAAGAAATAAAAAGATGCATCATAAAAAATATACGATGTTAAATGGTGAAATAGACGAAGCTTATGAGTTGGTGGATGCCAAAAAAGTTTTACCGTCCATGAGGTCAATGCAGTTCGCAGGAAAACCGATTGAGATTAGTCCGAATAGAGTTTATAACTGTGGTTATCTTCCTATTGATGATTGGCGAGCTTTTAGTGAAGTGCTTTTTCTCCTTCTAGGTGGAACTGGAGTTGGTTTTTCGGTACAATATCATCATGTTGAACAATTACCAGAAATTCGAAAACCTCGGTCAGACCGAACACGACGATTTTTAATAGGTGATAGTATCGAAGGCTGGGCTGACTCTGTGAAGACCTTAATGCGTTCTTATTTTGAGGGAACGTCTACAATTAACTTTGATTTTTCTGACATTCGTCCGAAAGGAGCACAGCTTGTAACATCGGGCGGGAAGGCACCCGGACCCGAACCTTTAAAAATTTGTATTAGTCAAATAAGGTCAATTTTAAATGAAAAGAAGGATGGTGATCAACTTGAACCGATTGAAGTACATGACATTATTTGCCACATTGCCGATGCAGTTTTGGCTGGTGGCATACGTCGCGCCGCTCTCATTAGTTTGTTTTCTGCTAATGATAAAGAAATGATTTCTTGTAAGGCTGGAAGGTGGTGGGAAAAAAATCCACATCGCGCTCGGGCGAATAATAGCGCAGTTATTGTTAGGCATCGTGTGAGAAAAAAGTTTTTTAAAGAATTGTGGGAAAGAATCAAGCTTTCAAAATCT